TTCATATACTTAAAGAAGCAAGTACCCGATAACCGAGTAACCTTGTTGCAAGGGGGTACGCGTTCGGGAAAGACTTATGCGGTAATCTATTACTTGATATGGTTATGCAAGACGTACAAGGATGCGGGGTTAGAAATAGACGTATGTAGGGACACGTACTCTGCGTTAAAGGCAACTGCTTGGAAGGATACAAGAGATGTCCTAATAAGACACGGGTTATATAGAGATGATATGCATAACAAGACTGACCACGTGTATAACTTGTTCGGCAATTATATTTCATATTACGGAGCAGATAACCCTGACAAGATACACGGACGCGCGCGTGACATACTATGGATAAACGAAGCACACCAATTCCCCGAAGAGACTATCGACCAATTAATGCCAAGGACAAGGCATCGAATTATAGCTGACTACAACCCCGCGTTACCCGTAGAGCATTGGTTAGATAAGTACATTGATAAGTACCCGCCACTGGTAACAACGTATAGGGACAACCCATTTCTTACACGAGCGCAGATAGAGGATATAGAGAGCAAGATATCAAACGCATATTGGTGGAAGGTATATGGTACGGGTGAGCGCGCACAACCTACGGGTAGTATCTTTAACAATTGGATTTTAGGAGAATTTGTACCTAGCGAGTTAAGCGGGTTCGGTCAAGATTACGGCTTCTCGAATGACCCTACAACCCTTGTTGAAGTAGCGATTAACAAAGGTCAACGCACGTTGCATTTAAAGGAGTGCTATTTTGAAACGGGTTTAAACACGGGGCAGATATATGAACTCAATAAAGAATACGCGGGGGATAGATTAATCGTAGGGGATAGTGCAGAGCCAAGGCTAATCTTTGAGTTATTTTCAAGGGGGTTAAATATCGTTGAAGCAGTTAAAGGTACGGGTAGTGTAACGGGGGGTATCTCCTTAATGAACGAGTACCAAATAATCATTGACCCGAAGAGCAAGAACTTAATTAAGGAGTTTACCAATTACTCGTGGATTGACAAGACTAATAGAAGCACACCAAGGGATGAATGGAACCACGGGATAGACGCTATCCGATACTTAGTAACTAAACTTTTAAATAACCCTCATCAAGGGAAGTATTACATTGGGTAACACAAAACAAACAATTAGAGTTATATACATATGAAGGTCGAGATAAAAATACCTACAAGCTTAAGTGAAATTCCGTTAAGGAGTTATCAGCAATATTTGAAAGTAATCAAGGAGTCTAACGATGAAGAGTTTATTGCTCACAAGTTTTTAAATATATTTTTAGGCCTATCGTTAAACGAAGCATACAAGATTAGCGCAAAGGACGTTAACCGATTAATCAAACACTTAACAAAAATACTTACAACGGCACCTGAGTTTAAGCATAGATTTAAGATGGGGGATATTGAGTTTGGATTTATTCCCGACCTTGAAAACATATCTTGGGGTGAGTATATTGATATTGAGAATAACCTACAATCGTGGGAGAATTATCACATAGCAATGGCGGTTATGTATAGACCTATAATTGACACCTACAAAGACACATACAAGATACAAGAGTACGATGCGCGGGAAGAGTACATAGAGATGATGAAGTTAGCACCTTTAGACGTGGTGATTAGCTCATCGGTTTTTTTTTGGAATTTAGAAGTAGACTTGTTAAAAAATACGTTGGACTATTTGGCGAAAGGGATAACGACGACATTACCACCGAATTTAGCGCAGAAAGTCAGTTTACAAAACGATGGGGATGGTATCATGCAATATATAAATTGGCTAAAGGAGACGTTAGAAACCTTGATGCAATCACATCTTTGCCTATCCATAGAGCACTTACCTTCCTCGAATATGAAACCCAACGCGAGAAAGTTAAAGCAGAAAAAGAAAGACGAATAATTGAACGCAGTAAAAGATAAATATGGACGGATACTTTAAGATATTAGACGCGATAAAATCAGAACTCGAAACCTATGCATTTGTCAATAGCATAACGCACGGGTTAGGGGATAGCATTGATTTAAGCAAGCAAACGATATTCCCGTTAGTTCATACTATGATTTTAGACGCTACTCCCGACAAGAATATAGTAACGTTTAACGTAAGGGTTTGGGTGCTCGATATAGTAGACATAAATAAAGACGGGGTAAACAATCTCGACTACGTTCACAACAATATGTACAATGTCGCTCTAAGGCTATATGAAAGTTTGAGACGGGGTGACCTTTGGGATGTAGGATTAGAGGTCTCTAGCGCGCGTTTAAATGCAATTGAGAGGGCATATGAGAACTATCTCGCGGGTTGGCAAGTCGATATGGCTATAATGATACCTAATCACATGTCGATATGTTAGACGAGTTAATAGCGGAAGCGCAAGAATGGTGTGAGGTTACTGAGCAAGAGGTAATCACGAGCCTTAAAAGTAAGGGGGTAGTTGCTACTGGTAATTTAGAGAGGTCGATTAAGTGCTATGCCGTACCGGTAGGAGAAGACAAGATTGATATCATATTTGAAATGTGGGACTACGGATACTATCAAGATGAGGGTGTCAAGGGTAAGAACCCAAGCGGAATGCCAAATGGTAAGGGTAAGCAAAAAGCACCTTTTAGTAAGTTTAGCTTTGGTACGGGTAGCGGTAAAGGTAGCTTGTTTAAGTCCTTAGATAGTTGGATTGTAAAGAAAGGGATTGCGCCCCGTGGTGCTAATGGTAAGTTTATGTCAAGGTCGGGGTTAAAGTTCTTGATTGCAAGGAGCATTTACCTACAAGGGATAGAGCCACGTAATTTCTTTACACCCGTATGGAATGCAAGATTAAAAGAGTTAACTCCAATGTTAGAGCAAGGAGTAATAAACGAGATAGACAAGCAATGGTATGAACGAATAACAAGTAAAAGATAATGCCTACATATCAAAACATATACACGAGAAGTCCTTACTTTATAGAGGTGGATGCTGTAAACATAACGGGTAGTAGAATACTTATGTACATTTGGCGCGGAAACCAAACTCAACCCGTGACGCCTACGTACGAACGCGATAAGCTTATTCCTTCTTCGAATAACACAAAGATGCTTTACAACATAAGTAATTTTGTAAACGAGTTTTACGACTTCAAAGACCCGCAGTATAATTTCAACAGCATAAATCAAACGTCTTTAAGTAACGAATACGTATATGTAAGAGTAGTGGTTTTAATTACGACTACAACCAACCCTACCTATACACAATGGGCAGAAAAGTTTTACCTTGGATTTAACGGGTGGGGTACATTTGAGCAAGGCTACAATCCTTCATTGTCAAGGGTGCATATGGATAGCGGAACGTATTACTATTACCTTCCTCATTTGGACAATACCGATTGGCCTATAAACACAAGTGCAACACAACCATTGTTAGAGCGATGGGGAAGTTTTAGATACGTATCCGAGGGTAATTGGACTATCCGATATACCAACTTAAACACGGGAGCAATTACTACTCACACCTTAACGAGTACCGATGTACGTAGGATGTTCTTAATAAATGGTCCGTACTATGCAGATGGTAATCGAGTAGAAGTAATTAACGGAAGCGGTCAAGTAATTAAGACCTTTACAATGATACCGCAAGGAGAGTGTAAGTACGAGGTGTTAGTATGCGATTTTATAAACAAGTACGGAGCATTTCAACGCACGTGGTTTTACAAAGTAAGCAAGACAAGTGCAAGTGTTACGGGACAAGAATATAACCTTATGGCAAGGGAGATTGTCAACTACGATACGCGTATAGGTCAACGTCAGCAGTTTAATGTTAACGGCAAGGAAACGATCAATGCCAACACGGGTTGGGTAGAGGAAGATTATGCAGATGTAATTCAGCAGATTATATTATCCGAGAACGTACAAATAAACGGGTTGCCCGTTAAGGTGTTAACTAAAAGCATCGAGTATTACAAAGCAATCACAACTAAGATGATTAATTACAAGTTAGACTTTGAATACGCATACGATACTATTAACTCGTTAATATGAGACGTCAGCTTAAACTATACATAGAGGGGGTTATAGTAGACCAATTTCAAGATACGCAGATACAATTAAAATCGAGCATACAAAACGTATCCGATATCAGTAAGGTATTTACGGAATTAACGCAATCTTTTACTGTCCCCGCTACCCCGAATAACAATCAAATATTCCATCACTTTTACGAGTCCGATGTTACCTCACGCAAGAGTGTATCACTTGACTTTAACATAAGGAGAAAAGCATTAATCGAAATAGATACGATTACCTTTAAGACGGGTAAAGTTTCAATGGAGAAAGCCAATCTTAAAAACGGGCAGATAGAGTCTTATTCAATTACGTTCTATGGCGAGTTAGTAAGTATGAAAGACATCTTCGGTGATTGGAGATTATCGGACTTGAATTGGGAAGCTTACAATACTCCTTACGACTTTAACTACATAGGAGATGTCATTGAGGATAACACGGGTAACTTTATTACGTATCCGTTAATTTCAAGTAATAGACTTTGGGACGTAGGTGGTACAACAACTGCAAATAACATTACGACTACAACGGGAGCAATTGACTACAAGGAGTTATTTCCCGCAGTAAAAATGGATACGATTATAAGTGTAATCGAGTCTTACTTTAATGTCACGTTTACGGGATTGTTTAGGCAAGACAATAGATGGTTAAAGGCATACATGTGGTTTAAGAATAAATCTACGTCTGCATACTTTACACCACCCGTGCCTCTTACGTATGCGGGCGCGCAAGGAGGTGGGTACAACATTGGTCCTAATGACGAGTTTACAATCTTTCAAAACTTCGGTAACCCGATAATTACAATTAGCACGATAACCGATACAATACAATTATATTATGCTCAGTATTTAAATGGAAGTGTAATTTCGGATATAGGGACATGGATAGTGTCTTTTACTACAACGGTAAGTTCTCCCGTTCCCGAGTATTACATAGACGTATACTTAAACGGGTTAATATTTACAACTGTTACACAGCAAGGAAATAGCACCTTTGACGTTTACTCAGAAATAAACACGGGTAACCCATCGTTAAATAGCTTGTTAACATTTGAGGTAAGGAGTGATAGTCCTTTAACTATAGACATAGACGTAACAGTAGGGTTGTATGTGTATATTCAAGGCTCAGGTGCGGTAACATTAAACGAGTGTTACTTACAAGGGTATAGCATTACTACAACGGCATTGCAAGACCTAAAGCTTCTTGCTCCTGAGATAAAAGTAATCGAGTTTATACAAGGGATAATTAAGATGTTTAACCTTACTATTATACCTAATTCGAGCACCTCATTTAGATTAGAAACACTTGAAAATTGGTATGCGGAAGGTAACGTGTATAACGTAAGCAAGTATACGGATGTTACCTCAATAGAAGTATCAAGGGTAAAGTTATATCAAGCGATAGATTACAAGTATCAAAAATCGGAATGCTTCTTAAACAAAGCATTTCAAGGCAACTTCTATAGAGAATACGGAGATTTGTCGGCTACATTTCCTTACGACGGAGGTTCGTATAAAATAGATTTGCCGTTTGAGGATTTACTTATACAAAGGTTCAGCGGTACTACAACGTGCGTTGGGTATTCGTTAAACCTTAACTTTCAGCAATATATCCCTAAACCTATAATTCTATACAATGACGGGTTAAAAAATACGGGAATATATATAACGGACGGCGGGACAAATAGGTTGCTGACCACTTATACGCTAATGGCTACGGATGCGACCATAAATGGGTTTGTGTATAGCTTGAACTTTGGAGCCGAAATAAGTGTATTCTATAACCAAATTGTACCGAACGGATTGTATGCCACATACTATCAATCATACATACAAAACTTGTTTAACCGCAAGAATAGATTGGTAAGCGTAAAGATGAAGTTGCCGTTATGGATTTTAACGTCATTAAATCTAAACGATAGATTAGTAATTAGAGATAAGAGATACATTATCAACGATTACACAATTAACTTAAGCACGGGTGAAGCTAACTTTATATTGTTAAATGACTTTAGAGCAATACGACCACAGCAGTCAACTATAGTAACCCCCGTTGGCAATCCTGCAGTGCAGTCTTTAATTAGCATGCCAAGCACGGAAACGAGTGTAGATATTGTAGTGCCAAACGATATATTAGCAAGCGAATCCCAAGACCAATTAATAACGGAAAGCGGAGATACACTTGTAACACAAACAAGTAATTTAACCGTAAAACCAACACATTTAACGCAATCAGGATTTATAACTATAACAAGTACATACACGCACGCTACTGAAACTTCAATACAAGTAATACACACGGGAGCATCCGCAGATGAGCAAACCATAGAATACATAAATATTTTTATAACCGAGTAAAATGGAAGGCAGACTAAATAATATAATCGATATGTTAAGCATTATAGATAAAGACGAGGTATCGTTTAGAATTGATTTTGCAAAGGGTAAATACAAGATGCCGACTACACTTAAAGAGGGCATCAAATTAGCTAAACGAATTAGAAAGTATGGAAACAACGAAGGTAACTTTAGAGGTAGAGTCTAACGTAAATAACGTTGCTCAGGAATTTGACAATTTAAATCAATCTATACAAGATAGTGAATCTGCGATAGACGGGTTAAGTTCTTCTACAAGTAAGGCGGGAAAATCATTTGACAAAATGGGTTCTCACGGTGCTAAAGCTATGGACCAAGTTATGACTAAAGGTCAAAAGATAGAAGGCACTTTACTTGCGGGTGTGCATGCAACTAACGCGGGCGCGCAAGCCTTTACTGCATATCAAGGCGCTATGGCATTAGCGGGTGTGGAAAGCGAAGAGTTTGAAAAGACCATGATGAAGGTACAAGGTGCTATGGCATTAGCGCAAGGTATTCAAGGGATAATGCAAGCGGGTAAAGAGTTTAAGCAGTTTGGTGGTATAGCAATGAAAGCTTTACAAGGAATTAAGTCGGGCATTATGGCTACGGGTATTGGTTTACTTGTAGTTGCACTGGGGACGATTGCAGCCTATTGGGATGATATAAAAGCATCGGTTAGCGGTGTAAGTAAGGAGCAGACTAAACTTAACGAGAAGGCTCAAAAGAATGTAGAGTTAGAGCAGAAAAAATTAGATGACCTCGGTAGTCAAGAGAACATACTTAAACTGCAAGGTAAGACCGAAAAAGAAATCTTACAAATTAAAATTAAGCAAACAGACGCTGCAATTAAAGCATTAGAATATTCTATTACACAATCCGAAACAACTTTAAAATCTCAAACCGAAACTGCTAAAAGAAATAAGGAGATACTTAAAGGCATCTTGATGTTTGTACAAGCACCTTTATTATTAGTTTTAAAAACAGTAGATGCAGCATCGGAAGTGTTAAAGGCAATGGGTGTAATTAGTGAATCGACATCTTTAGCAGATGATTTAGTTGATTGGGAAGCGAGTTTATTGTTTGACCCTGAGGATGTAAAAAAGAAAGGTCAGGAAACGATCAATGAGCAGAAAAATACTTTACAAAAATTAAAGAACGATAAAGCGGGTTTTCAGTTATCAGTTAAACAAATGGATGAGGATGCTAACAAGACAAGTACCTCATCTACTCAACAACAAGCAGACCATACATTAGAGATTGAACGTCAGCTAATCGATATGCGTTTGGAGTTAAAGAAAGACGGATACGAAAAGGATAGAGCCTTAATGATAGAGGACTATAAACGTCAACGAGAGGATATCCTTTCGAATACTGAGTACACGGAAAATCAAAAAACTGCATTGCTTACTCAATTAAAGTTAAATGAGGCTAACGCACTAGAAAAGTTAGAGCAAGAAGAACAATTAAGATTAGAAGAAGTAAGACGCAAAAGTTTCGATTTAACGGCACAAACGATAGCAGACCAAACCGAACGGCTCTTGGCGATAAATAAAGAGACCTACGCGCGCCTACGCGCGGACACGCTCGCAGACGTCACGCTCACGGGTGAGGAAAAAGCAAAGTTAACCGCTTACTATAATGAGCAAGAGTTATTTGAAGCTTCCAAAATACAAATGCAAGCGCGGGTTAACAAGTTAAGCGAAGACCAAAAGTATCTACAAATAAAGCAGATGATACTCGAGGACGAATTACGCGCGATAAAGGATAACGCTACTAAGCAGAAAGAGATATTTAATCAGTTACAAGT